AGATTCCAAAGGTTGGGATTATGACCCACTTAATGGATTAACAGTATTAAAAGGCGATATGGATAAATATTATGACGCCGACCCTATTATACAAGAACACCAAGCAAAAATTCACTACACACAGGAAATGGTTGATACTCTAAAAGAGATTATGGATAATATTAAATGGAGACATCAGTCGATTAAAAATGCCATTGAATGGCATAAATTCACTTCAGGAATGTAATGGAATCCCTAATTATTTCTAAGGTTAATGAAACCTTTTTACACATTGAATGTGAACCATCGGTTGAACGAGAGTTATCAGAACACTTTTGTTTCTTCGTTCCAGGTTATAAATTCATGCCCGCATATCGCAATAGAATGTGGGACGGTAAAATTAGATTATTTGACCAAAGAAAAAAATCATTATATACTGGGTTATTTAACTATGTAAAAGAATTTTGCGAACTTCGTAATTATCATATTATTATAGATGATAAAAATGGAAACCCAGACCCTTACGAAAAATACGATAGAATAATGACGGAGTGGCCACTTACAGCTGGTGGTAAAGAAATTACTCCTAGGGATTACCAATATGATGCTTTACAACATGCCCTAGAACATAAAAAGAGTTTATTATTATCTCCAACTGCTTCTGGTAAATCACTTGTTATATACATGGCCATTCGGACTTTCCTTGAAGCACATGACTCAAATGTTTTATTAATAGTACCAACAACATCTTTGGTTGAACAAATGTATGCAGACTTTGGCGACTATTCACAAAAGGATACCTGGAACCATGAAGAGGAATGCCACAGAATATATTCCGGTAGGGAAAAATATAACATAAATAAAAGAGTTATTATAACAACATGGCAATCAATATATAAAGAAAAATTAGATTGGTTTGCAGATTATGGTATGGTTGTAGGAGACGAGGCACACCAATTTAAAGCTAAATCATTAACATCGATATTAGAAAAATGTGTTAATGCAGAGCTTCGTATAGGTACAACAGGAACACTTGATGGAACACAAACACATCAATTAGTATTAGAAGGATTATTTGGCCCGGTATATAAAGTAACTACTTCAAAAGCTTTGATGGATAGAGGTTCATTAAGTCAATTGGATATCAGTGTGTTAATATTAAAATACAATGATAATTTGTGTAAGGCTCATATTAAAAATAGTTATCAACAAGAGCTTGATTTTATAGTAGGATATGACCCAAGAAATCAATTCATATGTAATTTGGCGAGAGACCAAAAGGGTAATACATTAGTATTATTTAACTATGTAGAAAAACATGGTAAACCATTACATACATTATTAAAGGAAAAAATAGATGATAAAAGAAAACTATTTTATGTGTCGGGAGAAACTGATGTCGATTCTAGAGAGCAGACCCGTGCTATTACTGAAACTGAGAACAATGCAATTATTGTCGCTTCCATTGGTACTTTTAGTACTGGTATCAATATTCGTAATCTTCATAACATTATATTTGCTAGTCCCTCTAAGTCACAAATTAGAGTATTACAGAGCATTGGACGTGGATTAAGAAAAAGCGACGACGGACGCGAAACTAAATTATACGATATCGCCGATGATTTACATTGGAAGGCTAGAAAAAATTACACATTACAACACGCTGCGGAAAGAATTAAAATATATTCCAAAGAAAAATTCAAATACAAACTATACGATATAAATATATAAATGAATATAAGGCAATTTAAACTAATAAATGGAGAGGATATTATCGCTGTTCTGAATACAAAGAACGATGATAATTATATTGTGGAAGGACCAGTAGTATTACTACCTAATCTGTTAGGGAATATGCAGTTTGCACATTGGTTCCCATTATCGTCTCAAAAGGTTTTTAAATTGTATAAAAATCGTATTGTACATCATGTTCCAGTGGAAGAATATTTACATGAATCCTATATTAATTTCGTTTTAAATAGTAAAAGACCTGAATACAAGCTTCAGTCCATGAAGGAAGCGATAACAGATATAGTTGAACGTGAAAGAGAAATGATAGAAGAAGAATACTTGGCTGAAATAACCGGACCAAAGGAGACCATACATTAACTTGTATACCTCTGGCCCCTGCCAATACTATATTATTATATCACAAAACTCTGCAAATGTAAACACGCTAGGTAAAACTTTTTTTGGTTTACAAATGATTAAAAGTATGATATAATAGAACATTATGGAGAATAAAAAATGTCAGCAAAAGCTAAAGCAAAACCACATTATGTGAATAATAGAGACTTTTCAGAAGCCGTTATGGATTATGCAACCAAGGCCAATCAAGCAAAAGCAAAAAATAAAACTGTTCCTAAAGTTACAGATTATATAGCCAAATGTTTTATAAGAATCGCAGAAGGTTTATCACACAGACCAAACTTTGTACGATATACTTATAGAGAAGAAATGGTTATGGATGCTGTGGAAAATTGTTTAAGGGCAATAGGTAATTATAATATCGAATCAGCTACTAGGACAGGAAAACCCAACGCGTTTTCTTATTTTACACAGATATGCTATTTCGCATTTATTCGTAGGATTACCAAAGAAAAGAAACAACAAGACATTAAATTTAGATTCATTGAAAAAATGGGTATAGAGGATTTTGTTGCAATGGGTATGGACAATGAAGGCGCTGAACAAACATTGGCGTATGTTGATACATTAAGGCAGAGAATTAGTACAGTAAGAGCTAAAGATACTGCAATAAAAGAATTTGCCAAAAAAGAAAAGAAAGCTAAAAAAGATAAATTGGAGTTATTTATGTCATGAAACATTTAAGTGAGAAACAAAGAAGGCGACAAATCAGATTAAGCAAGAGTAGATTTGTTAAAGGTTTAAAAAGAAAAGCAAGAAGAAAAATGCTGAATTTAAACGAAGAGAGAATCAAAGTCGCGTCCAGAAGATTGGGCAGATTACAAAGGCAAATGATTAAACAACAAATGAGGACAATACGTGAAAGTAGCAATTCTTAATGATACACATTGTGGAGTAAGAAATTCATCAGATATCTTTTTAAAATATAACGAAAGGTTTTATAGTGAAATATTTTTTCCATATTTAAAAGAACATAATATTAAAAACATATTACATTTAGGGGATTATTATGAACATCGTAAATTTGTTAATTTCAAAGCTCTTAACGCCAATCGAAAACATTTTCTCGAACCCTTACGAGATGCCGGGATTTCTATGGATATTATTCCTGGCAATCATGATGTTTATTTTAAGAACACAAACGAACTTTGTAGTTTAAAAGAGTTACTAGGATATTTTACCACTAATGTTAATATCGTTATGAAGCCAAAAGTGCTGAATTATGACGGATTGGATATTGCTGTGGTACCATGGATTAATAACAGTAATTATAAAGAGTATATGGAGTTTATTGCAAAATGTAAAGCTCCGATACTGGGTGCCCATTTGGAATTAAAAGGTTTTGAAATGATGGCTGGGATACCCAACCCACATGGAATGGAAGCAGAAGATGTTTTTTCAAGGTTTGAAATGGTATTATCTGGACACTTCCATACAAAATCTAGTAGAGATAATGTTCACTATCTAGGTTCACAAATGGAATTTACATGGGCTGATGTAGATGACCCAAAATATTTCCATGTATTGGATACGGAAACAAGAGAGATTACACCTGTACGAAATCCAATTACCATGTTTAAAAAAATAATATATGATGATTCAAATACTGATTACAGTAAAGTAGATGTGAAACAATACGAACGCAAGTTCATAAAACTAATTGTTATAAATAAAAATGACTTATACATGTTCGACCAATTTGTGGATAGATTACAAAGCATCGAAACATATGAACTAAAGATTGCAGAATCTTTTGAAGAGTATCTGGGAGAAAGCGTCGAGGACGAGAAAATATCCCTTGAAGATACTACGACCCTTCTAGACTCATATGTAGATGCAGTTGAAACTGATTTGGACAAAGACCATATAAAAGTTGAACTGAGAAAATTATATACGGAGGCACAAAATCTAGAAGTAGTATGATACATTTCAAATCATGTAAGTGGCAGAATTTTCTGTCCACTGGTAGCGACCCTATTGAAATTCAATTAGATAGGACCCCATCAACACTGATAGTAGGCCAAAATGGCGCTGGTAAATCTACTTTGCTAGACGCTTTATCATTTGGTCTCTTTGGTAAACCACATCGCGATATTGGTAAAATGCAATTGGTTAACTCTATTAATGGTAAACGAACCGTTGTTGAAGTTGAATTTACTGTAGGTAATCAAGAGTTTAAAATCGTTCGTGGTATAAAACCAAATAGGTTTGAAATATGGCAGAATGGTAATATGACAAATCAAGCATCTAATATGCGTGATTATCAAAAATACCTTGAAACCAATATTTTAAAACTTAATCATAAATCATTCCATCAGGTTGTTGTATTAGGAAGTAGTTCTTTTATTCCATTTATGCAATTACCAGCTTGGTCAAGAAGAGCTGTAATAGAAGATTTATTGGATATTAATATATTCTCTAAAATGAATACTCTTTTAAAAGAGCGTAA